TTCCAAACAGGCTTTCAGTGAAAGAAGCCTGTGCATTGCGGAACAGGAAACGGTTAAACGCCGGCACGAGATTGCCATGCGGAGCCCCAAAGTTTTGTACGAATACCCCATGCCGAGCGCCCTCGATGTGGCAGCTATCCGCCAGCAGCCCGTCCGTGGCGTCTAAGCCACTTGCTATGATAAGGAAAGCTTCCTGATGGGCGAACAGGTAGGAGTCATTGTAGTTATGTCCGCTCCCGCCGAGCATCCATACCGAGCAGCCCAAAGGATGGTTGTTGGTTAACGCAATCGCTCCGCCTCGGCCCCCTCCAAACGTCTGGGCGGTATCGCGTGGGATTGTCGTCGCGACATATTTGGAGGCAACATTCCAGAATGTCGTATTGCAGGAGTCTTCAATCCGGGAATAGGGAGCCACAAGATTACCACGCACTGACCCGATATTGATAACCTCGGAGCCAAAATTATAGTCAAAGCCAGCGTCTGCGAACGTGCCTTCAAGGATAATCTTGTCGAACCCCATGTTTGCCGCAGTGGTCGCAGAAGCGGTGCCGTACTGGAACGACCAGCGTGGTGGAAACGTAGGATCTCCCGTGATTGTAAAATTGACAGTATTTACGTTCTGGCTGTCCATTTGGTCGAAAACAGGCAGTCCTACCGCGCACGAATAAATCCGTGCGTTATTTCCATCGACAGTAAAATGGGAGAATGCAGTGATATTCAGCGAGTCATTAACCAGGAAGTCGCCGCCCGACGGAAATACAAGAGTGCCGTCGATCTGCGTCCGGGGATGGCCCTGGATACCTTCTGCCCGTATCTCATTCGATGCCGCATTGATAAACGGCGCGTTGTCTGTGCCAATCACGACGGTCGGCGCCGTCCACTGCACGTTAAATGTCACACCCGTAGCAGGGCCGGTCGTAGCTACGGGGTTGGGCGGAACAACAGAATAACCGCCCGACACGACGACAGAGGCTATTGATGACGCCTGCCCTTGGATTCTGCTGGTGTTCGCCCCCATTACGATGGCGACTGTCGCGCCTACCAGACCGCTGACGCTGTTCACATCAACAATTGGCTCCGCATCGATGGCGGGCGGATTTTTCTGATAGATGCCATGCAGGATTGGTGTGGCGACAACGCTTGCCAAGACACCGCCAGTGATCGTGCCGGTGAATTGAAACTTGGTTGCGCCGGGCGATGTGCCACGAAACGTATAGACGCCGTCAACCCCTCCGGATCCGGCTACATTGATCGCAACGCTGATGACCTTCGTGGTCTGTACTATCACTTTCGCCGGCACCACAAACGTCCCGCCGACCAGCGTGTAAACATCGAGCGGAGAAACGCCCGTGCCTGAAGCTCCAATCGTCGGGGTTCCAATTGCTTGGAAGGCAATGTTTGCGAAAGCTGTAGAGACGGTGCCGTTCAATACGATCTGGCTTCCGGCCACCATGCCAACCGTCGCCTTCGCGCCGATCGTAACAGGCACCCACGTGCCAGGGACGGTGAGCGCAGTCGGATCCGTGACGAGCACATAAGTGAATGTCGAGACACTGGTTGGCGTAATCGCAAAAGTGCCGTTGTAAGCGTCGGGGGTACAGCCAGCGATCGTGGCCTGGATTGTCTGCCCGAGCGGGATGTTGTGCGGAGATGCGGTCGTCACTGTGACTTTATTAGGGGCTAGCCATGCGGCTGCCGCGATGGTCGCTGGTGCCGTTACGCCGCCGCCCAGGCCGCCAAACGGCATCACCACCAGTTGCCCAGGGGAGACCGCGCTCAGGTCCGCGCCGGCGATAGTGAGGATCGGATTGGCTCCAGCCAGGCAAGTCAGCGTGCCAGAGTATTGCTGTCGATCCCCAACCGCACCGAAGTCCTCGGCATGGAAGACCTCTTTGAACCGCTCCGTCAGGGCGCGCGCGGTAGTCGAGCCAGGAACCAAGACATCAACGACCGAGGTGGCGTCAATGGTCGAGCCGATGACGAACCCGCTATCCAGCGTGCCGCCGAGGCCATCGACCTTGTCGGCAAAGTCCCCGTTCCACTGATCAACGGTCGGGATCTCGCCGAAGAAGAAGTTTGGATCGGAGTTGGGCATCTGGCAGGGTTCCCCGGTCGCGACTGTCAGAAGTTACGGCGCAGCATTTCGGACAGCCAAATGGCGCCGCGCGGGTTCGCGTCGGAGATCACTGAGAAGGAGCGCACCGCCGATGTCTGCCGGATCTCACGGTTGAACGGATTAGCTTGGGTAGCGTCGCCATGCACCGTTTTGATTGTGTCTTTCTTCGTCCTGGCAATTACCTCCACCACCTTGCGCTTGATCGTTATTACCTCGCCCACCGGTAGCCAAGTGATGGAAACCCAGCGTCCGTTGCGAAGGATTTCAGCACCGACGCCGTTTACCCATACCTCAAATACGTTGGCTGCATTCTGATCGCTGCTAGGCTCAAGCCGGATGACAACCGGCTCTTCCATAAAGGCCAGTTCAGCCAAATAGTCTTTGTTGGCAATGGACGGATCGGCGATAACGACATCACCATCACGGTCGGCCAGATTGAACGGCATTGGCCGCTGATCAATCTTAGTGTCGCCGCTGTGTGTTTCCTGTGGCATAGTGAATTCCTATTTTTAGGGAGCCATGCCGCCATCGCCTATGTCGGCAACGATGGCGGCATTTTAGGGATGGCGTTAGGCGATCTGCGGCCGATCGGGGAGGCCACAGATATCCTGATAAGCGTAGGTAAGGCCCGTGGGGGGCGTGCCGAAGTTGCTGGAACCGAAAATCCAGCCGGCAGCGCTCGCCGTCGAATCAGCCTTCACAATGATGTAGGCGATCGGGCAGAAATCGCCGGAACCGCCCGCACCCGCCGCCGAACCGGACGGACCGGTGCCTCCTGGCGTTGGAGCGGTGATGAACGCCCCATTTACGTCCAAAGCAGATACCTGACCCTGGATTGCTTTGAACGCGCCCGCGGCATTGAAGCCAACCCAGAAAACACTCCCCTGGCTGGGCAAGATCGGCACGAAGGCCTTGCCCGTCGCCCAGTCGGTCGTCGGTGTCGCGGTGTTAGACAACGCTGCCACCGAGTACATCTTGCCACGAATGACAACGATGTTGGCGGTGGCACCCGCTGCCAAGGTCTGGGTCAGGGTGGTCGTAGTGCCGGCAGCAACGCCGGCCTTTGTCAGTGCGCCGGTAAACGGGGCACGAGCTTGTTGGTCCATGGTTCAGTTCTTTCGCGTGAGTTGTTGCGGGGTTAGCCGGTGAGAGCGGTGGCGTCGAAGGCACCTACCGGACTAAAGTAGAGCGTGGTTGCGGTGCTGAGCGGAGTGGAGCCGCCGGTAAAGGTGCTGGAGTAGGTGACAAGTATGAACCCAACCAGTGCCTTGTTTTTGGGCGGTGATGGAAACACGACATTTCCAATCGCTGCCCCCTGCGCGCCCGGTGCAGCCGTCACCGTGCCGGCACTATCGACGTAGAAGCAAACCACGTTGTACTTCCCGGCCCCAATAGTGATGCCGGTCAGCGCAGGCATGTCGGTGCTGGCTGCTATCTTGACCAACACCCCGCCCACAGTGGCATAGAAAACGGAACTTCAGATCTTTGCCACCGTGTTGGTGGAACTGACCAGCAGTCCTGCACTGGTGAGCGCCTGCGACGACAAGCGATCGATAGCCGTTTCAAATGCGTGCCGAATAGACGTCGCATTTTTCTTATCGGTAACCCCTTCGAGATACCGGATCATAGTGTCCTGCATGGCGATTGCCTTTCGCTGGTTGGGACCTCGTTAGACGAGGACCTTGCTGCCAACGAAACCCACCGCCATCCAGCCCTGGTTTTCGATCATTACGGCCTTCCACCAGATTGAGCCCGCGTAACCGCGCTGGCCCATAGGATCACTCTTCGACTTCTCGCCCGGAGGCAGGAACGTCGGATCGAGAGCCGTCAGCCCACGCACCGCAATCTGGCCCCATGCATCCTGCGCCGTCACGATGAACGGGTAGACATCGATGCTGACGCCGGTCGTGGAGTAGAGCCCCGTGGCACCGATCGCCGCGCCGCCGTTCTGGATCGACGGAAGATCGGGGGTGGTGATGAAGCGGAACCGCTCGCACTTACCGATTTCGTTCGCCTGCGGGGTGCCAGAGGCATACTGCTCGGCGGGGACGAAGTTGGGCAGATCACGGATGTCGGGCTCAAGATCAGTGTGGCAGTAGACGGTATAGCCTTCAGCCACCGCTTCGGTCGCGTAGTTGCGGCCGGCCGACAGAACCTTGTTCACCGGCTTGCCGTGATTGGCCTGCAGGTTCTTCGCAATCTTACGGACGAGGCCGAGAGTGAGCCCGCCAGCGACAGTGGCGACCGACGTGCCGGCGCCGCCGTAGTAGGCATTGGTGCAAGCCCGCAACGCACCGTAGATAATCATTTCGTTGACAAACGTGACGCGCTCGCCAACCTGTTCGATCATTGCCTTCGGGATGTCGTCCTCATACAGGTCGTACGTCTTGTCTGTAAATCCATACAAGCACCCATACTGCTGCAGCACCACGGTGATGTCGAAAGGCACGATGCTGTCGGGGGCAGGCGTCACGCCTTCCGAGATCTGGTGGGCCTGCACGATGGCGTTGCCGCGATCGCCATTGCCGTCCTGGAAGAACCGGTTCTGCGTGTTAGCGTCGGTGGCGGTGGCACCGTACGGGAGCCAGCGACGAGCCACGTAGGTGTCGCTGTTGTTACGGGGCATCGGAACCTGACGGCCAGTGCGTCCGAGTACCTCGAGCGGCACCGCGTGCGCGAGGATTTCGCCCTTAAATTTGTTCAACCGTGCAGTCGTTAGGCCGAATGTTTGCATTGCCATAGTGGCATTACTCCATCGATGGGACGCGGCGCCTCACGGCGCTGCTGTCTGGGGGTTGGTGGGTTAGCGGGCGTTGCGAGAGTTAAAGCCCGCCGCGAATTCGTCTTCGTCGGTGTTGGCCTGTGCCGGCTGTCCACCGTCTCCGCGTGGCTGCACGGCCCCCTTGATGCGCGCGTTCCGTAGCTGTTGCTGCAGAGTGGGCGCAGGCGGGGGGGCAGGCTTGGTCTCGCTCCGGAAGCGGCTGATGGCACGCGAGATCACGGCAGCACTATTCGTGCTGTTGAGCCTCGCCTGGTAAGCGGCATCCTTGGTTGCGAGCCATTTGCGGAAGGCGTTGTTCGGATCGGGCTGCTGTTTGGAGGTATCGACCTGGCCGACGATCTTGCGCCAGTCAGGATGGTCCTCCTCGAGGGCCTCGATCTCTGCGTCGATCCTGACCTGTGTAGCGTGCTCAGCGACGAGCCGCTTCATCTCATCGGGGTCGATACTGGCGGCGCCGGGCGAGCCGGTGACGCCACGCAAAGCTTTCTCCATTGCCGCGCGCGTCTGTTGCGCGAGTTCTGGAAAGTCACGTTCCATGTCGGCGAAGGCATCCTTCGGGATCTCAAACTTACCCGTGCGCGGACCTTCGTTGCGCAGGTCAGTAAGAGCCTTCTGGAGGCCGCCGATGGTGCCAAACGCCTTAGATAGCTGGGAGTCGTAGCTCGCCGTGCGGGCCGCGGCGGCACGGACCTCGTCCCAGTCCTTGCGGGTGATCTTAACATACTCTGGCTTCGGCGGCGGCGGGACTTTAGCCGTATCCTCTGCCTTCGCTGCGGCTTCTGGCTTTGCTGCCGGCTTCTTCTCGTGTCCAGGATCGCCCGCGCTGTCGAAGTCAGCCTGCGCCTGCGCTTCTTCCTGTTCGGGGGTGAGCGGCGCGTCAGATGGCATCAAGAATATCCTTTCGGGAACGGCGATTTCGGCCTTGTAATTTGCCTGAGTATTTCAGCCCGCTGCTTTTCCGTCATGCCTTCATACAGGCCTTCAATCCATTGCTGGAAAGAGTTTTGCATCCTGAATTTGTCGATCCTTTCAGGAG